GGTCAAAGAAGGTAAGGTCGGGCATTACGATGGCGGCCGGAAGCAATCAACACTCTGGCAGATCGACAAGCCGAAGAAATCCGAGACCGGCCACAGCACTCAAAAGCCCGTCGAGTGCATGAAGCGTCCGATTGAAAACAACAGTAGCCCCGGCCAAGCCGTTTATGAGCCGTTCTCTGGTTCCGGAACCACGATCATCGCGGGCGAGATGACCGGGAGGCACGTTTACGCCGTCGAATTAAGCGCTGCCTATGTCGATGTCGCGGTGACTCGCTGGCAAGCCTTTACCGGGCAGGACGCCACGCTTGAATCGACGGGCAAGACGTTTTCTGAAATGAAAGAAGACCGTGGCCGACAAGCTCCAAAATAAGCGAGGGCGTGGCGGCGCTCGCGCTGGTGCAGGGCGACCAAAGGCTGTCCCTCCGCCTAAAACGGCAATCGAACAGGAAATTGAATCCGGAATTCAGGCTGAGTTTGTCGCGCTGGCGCGGTCATATTCAACCACCGCGCTCAAGGTGCTTGGCCTGATAGCAACGCAGGGGAAATCTGAGACTGCGCGCGTCTCTGCTGCCGCGAAGATTATCGAGTTTGCGGCGCTCGCGGACGCGGACGAAGCGTTAACGCCTGAAGGCAAAAAGGCGCAGGCGAAACAATCCGCTGAAAGGCTGATGTCTGGTGGCGGCAAGTTCTCGGCCCCGTCGTCGCCCCCATCACTGGTTAGCAAAACAGTTCAATGACCCATATCCCCGAATGGTCAACAGCCTGCCTTGACTGGCGGGAGCGGATCGTTGCGGGCAAAAGCCTCATCCCGTTCGCTCCGCTGTTCCCGTCTGAGGCGAGCGCGGCGATGGAAGCGTTCAACGCTTTGAAAATCGTGGACGCCCCTGGCTCTCCGGTCATCGGTGAATCGTCGCGGGAATGGGTTCAAGATTTCGCCAGCGCGATCTTCGGGGCATATGACCACGAAACCGGCCGGCGCCTGATCCGCGAATTCTTCATGTTGATCAGCAAGAAGAACTCCAAATCGACCACGGCGGCCGGCATCATGTTGACGGCGCTTCTGCGCAATTGGCGCAAGTCGGCGGAATTCCTGATTGTTGCGCCTACACTGGAGGTTGCGAATAACAGCTATTATCCGGCCCGAGATATGGTCAAGGCCGATGATGAATTGACGGCGATCCTGCATGTGCAGGATCACCTAAAAATGATCACTCATAAAACCACCGGCGCGACACTCAAAGTAGTTGCGGCGGATAACGACACGGTTTCGGGCAAGAAAGCGACCGGCGTCCTGATTGACGAGTTGTGGCTGTTCGGAAAGCGGGCCAACGCGGAGAACATGCTGCGCGAGGCGACGGGCGGACTAGTGTCGCGGCCCGAGGGATTCGTCGTCTATCTCTCGACGCAATCGGACGAGCCGCCAAGCGGCATCTTCCGGCAGAAATTGAATTACTATCGGGACGTGCGCGACGGAAAAATCGTTGATAAACGGTCACTGCCGGTCATTTACGAATTCCCCGAAGAGATGGTTTCGAACAAGTCTTACCTCGAAACCGAATATCTGCATGTCACGAACCCGAACATTGGCCTCTCGGTGGACCGGGAATGGCTAGTTGATGAATTAGGCAAGGCGCAGAACGCCGGCGAAGAGAGTTTGCGAGGCTTCCTTGCAAAGCATCTGAACGTCGAGATCGGAATGTCGCTCCGCTCCGACCGATGGGCCGGGGCTGATTTTTGGGAAGATGCGGCCGAAGAGGGATTGACCCTTGATAGCCTGATCGCGCGATCCGAGGTTGCGGTGGTCGGCGTCGATGGCGGCGGCCTTGACGATCTTTTCGGCCTGGCGGTGATCGGGCGCGAAAAGGGCTCAAAACGCTGGCTCTGCTGGACGCATTCATTCTGCCATAGATCAGTTCTTGAAAAGCGCAAGTCGGTCGCAGCGCAGATGAACGATTTCGCCAAGTCGGGCGACCTCACGATCATTGATGATCTTGGCGACGACATCGCCGCCGTCGTGGCGCATGTGCAGAGGCTAGAAGATGCTGGAATTCTGGCTGGAAATGCATCCGTTGGCCTTGATCCTTATGGCGTGGGATCGGTTATTGACGCCCTTGCTGAAGCGGGAATAGGTGACGAGCGCGTGGTCGCTGTGTCGCAGGGCTACAAGTTGCAAGGCGCGATCAAGACGACCGAGCGCAAGTTGGCTGATGGGACGCTGAAACATTGCGTCCAACCGATCATGGATTGGTGCGTTGGCAACGCCAAAATAGAACTTAAAGGGAACGCCGCGATGATCACCAAGCAGGCGTCCGGCGTCGCCAAGATCGACCCGTTGATGGCGCTGTTCGATGCGGCGGCGCTGATGTCGATGAACCCGGAACCGCGCAGCCGTCCGACGATATTCGATTACTCTGAGCTTTGGGGCGCCGCCTAATGTGGCCTTTTTCGCGCAAGGAAAAGATCGCGCCGCAAGCCGGATCACCCGAAAACCCGTCAACGTCGCTGGCTAACCCCGCCGACTGGCTGATGACGGTTATGGGCGGCGGCCCGACGCTCGCCGGCCCGGTCGTCAACGAACAATCGGCCATGCGTTCGACGACGGTTTTCCGTTGCGTGTCGCTGATTTCGGGGCTGATCGCGTCGCTGCCGCTGATGGTCTACGAAAAGGACAAAGAGGGACGCAAAGTCGCTGATCGCAATAGGGTTTACCCCCTGTTGCATGACAATCCCAATGACATCATGTCTGGGTTTTGCTGGCGCGAATTGATCGCCGTCGATCTACTTTTGGGCGGAAACCACTATTCTGTGATCGAATACGACGGCGCGGCGCGCGTCACGGGATTTTTCCCGGTTCCGCGCAATGCTGTCACGATCCACAAGACTGAAACCGGGCGCCAAGTCTACACAATCCAGCTTGCCGATGGTCAGGAAACTGTCGATCAAGACAATATGCTGCACATCGCCGGCATGGGCTTTGATGGCGTCGCCGGATTGTCGATGATTTCGGCGTCACGGCAGGCCATCGGTCTATCGCTTGCGATGGAAGAATCGTCTTCTCGGATGCACTCCAACGGCATCAGGCCGTCTGGCGTTGTCTCGGCCGCGGATGGCTGGGGCGCTGATCCTGTCGTCGCGGTTCGCCGCGTTCGTGCGCAATTCGAGCAAGCCTATTCTGGCCTGTCCAACACCGGAAAGACCATCTTCCTCGACAAGGGCATGGCTTGGTCGCCAATGCAGATCACGCCGGCCGACGCGGAGACGATGGAGCAGCGGCGCTTCCAGGTCGCGGACATTTGCCGGATCTTCGGCGTTCCGCCTCACATGGTTGGCGAGACGGACAAAGCTACATCATGGGGCAGCGGCATCGAACAGATGATGCTCGGCTTCCTGATGACGACGCTTCAGCCATTGCTGGCCCGCATTGAGAACGAATTCAACCGCAAGCTGTTCAAAAAGGACCGCAACCTCTATGCGGAATTCAACCGCGATGCGCTTCTTGCGATGGACGCCACGGCGCGCGGCTCGTTCTATGCGCAGATGATCCAGAATGGCGGACTGACGCCGAACGAATTGCGCAAATTCCAGAACCTTCCGGCGATGGAAGGCGGCGACCAGCTTTTCATTAACTCGGCCTGCGTTCCCCTCACGATGGCGGGACAGCCGCCCAAGGCGCCCGGCGCTGACCCTGCGACTGCATCGGAAAAGAAACCATGAACCAATCGCTAGACGCTGTTCGCAAAAACTGGCGGGCGCATTTCGAAAACCGCTCTCCCAAGGACGCGGCGCCCAAGGCGGTTCGGTTTGAGGCTGCGGCGGCGGGCGACTGCACCGACGTCTATCTTTACGACGAAATCGGATTTTATGGCGTCACGGCCAAGGACTTTCAGGCTCAACTTGCTGGCGTGAAAACTAAAAACATCGTCATGCACATCAACTCGCCCGGCGGCGACGTGTTCGACGGCATCGCGATCTATTCGGCGCTCAAGGCCCATCCCGCGCACGTCACTGCGATTGTTGACGGCCTGGCGGCCTCTGCGGCGTCGTTTATCGCGCTGGCGGCCGATAAGGTCTGCATGGCGGAAAACGCGTTCCTGATGGTCCACAACGCTTGGGGAATGGCGGTCGGAAATAAGGCTGACATGATGGACATGGCGTCCACCCTCGGCAAGCTCGACAATCAATTGGCGTCGATCTACGCGGCCAAATGCGGCAAGTCTGTTGCGGAATGCGCGGCGCTGATGGACGGCGATGTCGATGGAACGTGGTTCACCGCGAGCGAAGCCAAAGACGCCGGCCTGATCGACGCCATTGACCCGGATTCGGACGAAGAGCCCGACCCGAAAGACCCGGACGAAGAGAACGAGCCGGACGAGAAAAAGAACTCGATTTCGCGCATGAGAATGCGCCTGAGAATCGCCGAGGTTGCATGAGCCCGTCTAAAGATCGCGAGCGTCAAATCGTGGAGTGCTGCAAATCTGGCATGAGGTTTCATGTTGTCGGCAAAAAGTTCGGCATCCCTACCGTGTTTGTTCGCCAAATATTCCTTCATGCAAAGCGCGTTGAGGTTCGCGCCGACCGTATGACTGTCCCGTCCATCGTTCGGTTTGATCCTGAATATACATGGACGCCAGAGCGTCAGTATCACGAATTTGAATCGGCGCGATCCGAGTAGCGCATTTGCCCGATTCTGGCCCGCTTTGAAGCGGGCCAACCTCTAAAAAAGCCGTCCATTTGGGCGGTTTTTTTATGCCCCAACGACCCTTGGGCAAGGTCATCGGCCCGCAGTGATTGCGCGCCCATCCCCTGATGGAGCCTAACCCAAATGGCTATTGCCAAAGACTTGCGCGCTGAGCGCGCACAGCTTGTTGCGGACGCTCGCGCGCTCGTTGACAAGGCAAACCCCTCCAACGAAGACAACGCCGCTTTCGACGCCCTGATGGAAAAGGGCGACGAGATCAAGGCGCAGATTGACCGCATCGAACGCGCCGAACTGCTCGACGCCGAAATGTCGGTCGTCATCGGCAACCGCGCCCGCGTTTCCGGCGTCTCTATCGATCAGGCCGAGCATGAAGCCGAAATCGAAAACTCTGCCTTCAACAAGTTCATGCGCTTCGGAGCTTCGTCCCTGAATGACGCCGAACGCGCCGTTTCGCGCAAGTCGTTCCAGAACGCGCAGAGCACCACGACCACGGCGGGCGGCTACACCGTCCCGACCGGCTTCTATCGCAAACTGATCGACGCGCAGCTTGCTTACGGCGGAATGCTGGCTGTTTCGGAAGTGCTCGACACCGATTCCGGCCAGAGCCTGCCGATCCCGACCGATAATGATACCGCCAACGTCGGCGCGATCATCTCGGAAAACACCCAGGTCGCCAACCAAGACATCACCTTCGGCCAGGTGACGCTCGGTGCGTTTATGTACAGCTCCAAGGCTGTCCTCATCTCCTTGCAGCTTTTGCAGGATTCGGCGTTCGACCTCGATGCGTTCATCGCCAACAAGCTGGCGACCCGCATTGCGAGAATCACGAACACGCACTTCACGACCGGCGCCGGAACCACGGTTCCCCGTGGCGTCGTTCTCGATGCGACATCGGGCAAGGTCGGCCTGACCGGCCAGACCACATCGATCATCTATGATGATTTGATCGATCTGGAACATTCGGTGGACCCGGCCTATCGCCAGAACGCGCGCTTCATGATGAACGATTCGTCGCTCAAAGTGATCAAGAAGCTCAAGGATAGCTACGGCCGCCCGCTGTGGCTCGCTGGCCTCGCCTCGAACGACCCGGACACCATCAACGGCTATCCCTATGTGATCAACCAGCAGGTTGCGAGCATGGCGGCCAACGCCAAGTCCGTGCTGTTCGGCGACTTTAAGAACTACTACATCCGCCGCGTCAACGGCGCTGTGGCTATGCGCTTGACCGAGCGTTACGCCGATTATGCTCAGGTTGGCTTCATGCTCTGGCAGCGTTTCGACGGCGCCCTTGTGGACGCCGGCACGCATCCCATCGCCTATTACGCCAACTCCGCGACCTAATCGCGCACGGGCGCCGGGATCACTTCCGGCGCCCTTTCTTTCTGAACGGGAGGCTTTCATGCTGGTCATTAATCTTGTCGCATGGGCGGGCCTCGATTTTAGCTACGATCACGGCGCTGTTATCGATCTGCCGGATGATGTGGCGAAAGCCCGCATCGTCGCGGGGATGGCTGAACCGGCTCCGGTCGAAAAACCAAAGCGCGGCAAGACCGGCGAGCGCGCCTGATGCTGACCATCATCACGCCGGCCGACTCAACGGCCTTGACGACCTTCGCCAATTTTCAGGCGCGGTTTTCGGATGTGACTTCCGCGCAGTCGGCGCTGGTCGGCGCGCTGATCAATGAGGCGTCCAACCGCATCGCCACCTATTGCCAGCGGGCGGCCGGCGCGCAGGCGTTCGGCCTTCGCAGTCTGCAACAGACGCTCCGACCGGCCTTCTCATCTTATTCGATGTATGACCCACTCATGCCGGGCATCATGTATCGCGAGCCTGCGGCGCTGGTTCTCGACGACCCCGGCCCCATTGTTTCGGTTGACTCGCTGCAAGTGCGCGACGCCGGAACCGGCAATATGATCACGCTGGTTCAGGACGAGGATTACGAACTCGACGGCCTGCGCATTTTCCGCTTGTTCAACGACATGCGAGTGTTTTGGACGTACCGCAAAATCGTGATTTCATTCACGACCGGCTATGTCCTGCCCGGCGATACCGGAACGCCGAACCTCCCCGGCGCCATCGAATCAGCCTGCATTGACCTGGTTCGCCTCGGACTGGCGGCGATCAAGCGCGACCCGAACGTCTCCAAGGAAACGCTCTTTGGCGTGGCGCAAGTCGAATATGCGACGCCAGCCATGAATGGCGGATTGCCGCACGACATAGCCGAAAGGCTTAACCCCTACGTCTTTCGGGCTGTCGAATAATGGACGTGCAGGGGATCACCGCGCGAGGGATGGCGAAGCTTTACGCCGATGCTGGATCGCTGATGACGTTCCGCCACCCGACCACGCGAACAAGCGTCTCTCTGGCTGCTGTTGATCGCTCGTCCGTCACCATTATCAAGGAAGATGCGCTGGAGGTCTCGGCGGTCAAGCCGTGCTGCACGGTGCTGAATTCCGATCTCGCGGCGCTGAACGTTTCTCCCGCGCAAATGGCCGACGTGTCTATTTCGCTTGGCGGAGTCTCCTATCGCATCCTTTCGGTTCACGACAAGCCAGACCCGTCATTTCGTGTCGTTGCTGACCAACTCAGGCCGACTCAGAACTGGCAGGCGCGCGGCGAAATCCTCTTTGTGCTGATGGGGCTGTAATGGACCGTCGCGAAGAGATCCTGGCGCAACTGCTGACCGTGCTGCAGAGCCTTCCCGACTTTGCGGCGGTCTATCGTAATCGGCCGATGAACGCGCAAACCGCCCTGCGCCCGGCTGTGTTCCTCTTCGACGCTGACGAAGATCGTGACCCCAATCAAGGGGATGTCTGGCAGTCGCACGGCATCACCTTGATGCGGATGACGCCCGAAATCGTCGTGTCGCTCGCAGCGGCGCCGGAAGACGTTGGAACGACGCTCAACGGCTTGAGGACCGAAATCATGAAAGCGGTTTTTGCCGACACGACGTTGCAAACCCTGCTGACGGAAAACGGCCAAATCATTTTCGAAAAGACGAAGACGGGGCTGACAATGGCGTCAGGCGTCGAAGGCAAAATGTTGCTTTCCCTGACCTTCCTTTACCCGGTCATTCCAAGCGAATTCTGACCTCTCGCAAGAGAGCGGAACGCCCAATCTGGTCCTTAGGCAAGACCATTCCGGCCCGTCGTGATGACGCGCCATTCCCCTGATGGAGCCTCACAAATGGCCTCTCCCGCCAACTATATGATTGGTAAGGGCATCGTATCCGTACGAGCCTATTCCGCCGCCCCTAGCCTCTGGACCGCAACCACGCCGGTTCTGGTCGGGCAGTCCCTCATGACTGTCGCTGGCGCTATTTACAACGTCACCACGGGCGGGACGACCAGCGCCACGGCGCCAACCGGCACCACGTCCAGCGTGACGGACGGAACCGCGACGCTCGCCTATATCAATTGGGTGGACATCGGCAACTGCCCGAAATTCGAGTTCAAGCCCGACCTGAAGACGCTCGACCATTATACCTCGCGCTCGTTCTCGATGACGCAGGACGCCAAGGTTATCACCCAGGTTGGCGGCAAGGTCACTGTCGTCTGCGACGAAATCACCACCTACAATCTGGCGATTGGCGTTCTCGGCACCACCACCGGAACGGTCGGAACCCAGGTGACGCAAGTCCTCGCCCGCGCCGGCTTTCAGTGTCAGATCAAACTCACGCAGACCAACAGCGTTGGCCTTCGTCACGAGTGGATCTTCACCAACGTCCTGTGCATCCCCGACAAAGCGATTTCGATCATCGACACCAAATTTGCCGAGATTGAACTGACCGGCGATACGCTGATCGATCCGAATGGCTCATTCGGTACCGTGACGGAAATCGCCTAATGGCCGGCCTTCTCGATATTGTCCCGGCATCGGCTTCGGTCGATGTCGGCGGCGTCTCTGTCACGGTTTCGGGCGTCACCGCGAAGGGAATTGCTTCCCTTATCGCGCGGTTTCCTGACATTCAAGCGGCCTTGACCGGCGAAGGGATCACGGCTGAAAAGCTGATTTCCCTCGCGCCGGATGCTGTGGCGGCGATCATCGCGGCGGGCTGCGGCTTTCCCGGCAACGCCAAGCATGAGGCGGCGGCCGAGCGGCTGACCATTGGCGCGCAGATCGACTTCCTCTCGGCCATCATCACTGCGACGTTGCCGAGAGGCGTCGGCCCTTTGGTGGATCAGGTCAAGGCACTCTCGGGGAGCCTCGGCCTGTCGAATACCGACCAAGGTTCAAAGAGTTCGGATACGAACTAGCCTTCGCCATCGAATGGCTGATCGTCGTCGGGCATCACTCGCCCGCCTCGGTCTGGAATTATACGCCGCGCGAGATTTCCGGCCACATGGATTTTGCGCGGCGGGTTCTAAAACTCGAAAAAGCCGATCAGTTGTCGCTCGCGGCTATCGCGGCGCGCGGCGAAGGCTCGGATATCGAGTCAAGGCACAAAGACCTTTTGCGGGGCGTGTAAATGAAGAGCAATCCCTTTACACGGAGCGTCACGCTTGACGGGGCTGATAAAGTAAAATCGTCGCTGTCTGATCTCGCAAAGTTCGGAAAAGACGCCTTCGACCAAATCGGCAAGGCGGGCAAGGACGCCTTCGACAATATCGGTAAATCTGTCGGTGAAGTCGGCAAAGCGAGCGGCGAAGTCTCGAAAAAGCTGTCCGAAATCGGCACGACCGGCCGGGGGGCTTTCGATCAAATCCGACAGGCGGCGGCTAATGCCGGATCCACGGAGCTAACCTCCGGCCTGTCGTCTGTCTCGACGATGCTTAGTGAGGTTTCCGATAAGGCGAATGCCGCTGGATCATCCCTGTCGCGTTCGCTTGCTTCGGTCGGCAATTTCGGACGCGGACTGGTCCCGACCATTGGCACGGTCGGAATTATCGTCGGGTCCGTTCTCGCGCTCAAAAGCGCGCTGACGGCTGTCGGCGCAGCCTCGGCTGATACCGCTGCTAAGATCATGGATACCGCCAAGTCGGCGGGCATGACAACGGAAGCCTATCAGCGTTTCGTTCTTGCCGGCGAGAAGGCTGGGCTTTCGTCCGAGCAGATCGCGGCGGGCCTCGCTGCGATCAAAAGGGCCACGGATGATGCCGCAGCCGGGTCTACGGTTCTCGGGGCCAATTTCCGCAAACTTGGCGACGCCACTTCGGGCGTGACGACGTTCTACGCCGGGGCAGGCGTCAGTATAACCAAGTTCGGCGGCGCAATTTCTGGCGCTGGGGCAAAAGCCGAGCATTTCAAAACCGTGTTCGGCGGCGTGCAGCGCAACGTCGAATCTACGGCGGATTATATCAAGACGCTTTCGGCGGCGCTCGACGCCATGCCTGACGGCGCACAAAAGACCAAGGTTTTAGAAGACCTAAGCAAGAAATTTGGCGACGAGTTTGTCCAAAGCCTAAGCCTGATCGCCAGCGGCGTTGAGGAAACAAGCGATCTATTCGACAAGCTTGGGCTGAAGTTATCCGAAACGGACGAAGCGGCTGTCACGGCGCAGCAGACATCCTTGGTGCGGATGAAGGCGGGCCTTGATAATCAAGGACAAATTATCTCAAAAGCCGTTGGCGGCATCCGGCTGCAACTCGGCCTTATTTTTACGCCGCTCGCCACATCGTCTCAAGACTCGATTTCTAATTTTATCGATGCGCACAAGACGGCGATCGAGGACTTCATTGGCGGGTACGTCACCCCGGCCATTCGCGCGACCAAGGAATTCGTTGCCAGCCTTGGCGAGGAAGGCGGCGCACTGGATCAGGCGCGAACGGCGTTCGCCGCGCTGTGGGAAGACATCAAAGATAACGCCTTAAATGCGTTCCTATTCATTCAGGACATTGCCGGAAACACTTTCGCTTCAATAGGAGAATTGCTGTCCGGCAAGGATGTCGTTTCATGGGAAGGCGTCAAGAAATCGGCTTCGTCCGCTGCTGAATGGATTTCTGGAAAATGGAAAGCGGCGGCAGTATCAATTTCCGCCGGGTGGAACGATATCAAGCTTGGCGCGGATTTCCAGCTTGATATTGCTCAAATCGCAATCGGCTCTGAAACCACATTTCAGAAGGTTCAAGCCTATGCATCGGCGGCGTTTGATTACATCACATTCCAGATTGCGCAAGTTGTTCCGCAATGGGCCGGAAAGCTGGTGCTCCTAAACCAATTCATCCGCGATCTTTTGAACGGCGTACCAGAAGCCGCAGCGAACGCCTTGAGCGGAATTTCCGACGTTGTATCGGCTGGATATGAGTCTATCAAGACCGCGGCTTTAGAGGCGTTCCCTGACCTTGCTGATATGTGGAATTCATTCGAGGCTATGGGCCGCGATGCATTCGCGGCTCTTGGTCAGGTCTCTGGTGCAACATGGCTTGAAATCGGCATTGGAGCCGTCGCAACTGCGGTCCTATTTGGTGGAGGCTTTACAGCTATAGGGCTTGCTGGCGCGGCTATGTGGCGCGGATTGCTTGAAGGCGCGATTGAGATTTCCCCCGGTCTGAGCGCAGAATGGGCGGCGCTTCGGATTGCGGCCTCTGCTAGCTTCGAATGGGTTTCTCTGGTCGCTCGCACGGCATGGGATTACATCCTTACACTTTTCAATAGCGACAAGGCTTTGCAGGCATCCGCATGGGATCTGCTCAAGGCGTCGGCGTCTGCTGCGTGGGAATCGATCCTAATCACATTCGGCGCTGGATGGACGGCTGTTCGTTCCAGCATCCTCTCGGCGGCTCCGTGGCTGCGTGGCCCATGGAAAGCCATAGAAGATGCGGTTAAATCCGCATGGACCGCGATCAAGAATGAACACAGCGCAGGCTTCCCGGCCATCAAAGGCATATGGGATAACCTTGTCGCCATTTGGAAAGGCGTCGAAACTGCTGCCGGGCTGGTTGCGAAGGCAATCAACCTCATTTTCGGAACCAGCCTGACGGGCAAGGATGTGATCATCCTCGCCGTGTTCGCGCAGATGCTAGGAATTATGCCGGCCGTGATCGGCGGGCTAACGCTCGTCGCGGTCACTATCGGAATCGTTTCTGCTGCGTTCGGCGCCGCGACATCTATTGTTAAATTTGGGCTGCTGCTGGCGTCGCTCGGCCCGGAAGGCCTGCTTATCATCGCCGTTATTGGCGCAATCGGCGTCGCGCTTTACGAATTGTATATCCATTGGGACGACATCAAGGCCGCAGCAAGCGCCGCATGGGAGGCCATGAAGAATGGAGCCTCCTCGGCGTGGCAATGGATCAAAACCACGGCAGGCGATTTCTTCGCATGGGTCGGCGGCAAATTTGACGCTCTCAAATCGCTGGCTGGCGGCGCATGGGATGGCATGAAATCCGCCGCGCAGTCGGCAATGGATTTTATGAGTTCGGGCCTTGGGAAGATTGAGAGCGCGGCGGCGCGGGCGTGGGCGGCGCTGAAAGGTTCTGTTTCGGCGGTTGGCTCCGTGGTCTCTGGCGCGGCATCCGGGGCGGCTAGCGCCGTCATGGGTGGCATCCAGCCGGCCGCTATGGTCCCGGCATTCTCTGGATCAGGCGCGGGAGGAGCATCGCGCTCGGCAGGGTTGATCGCCTTCCCGTTGGGCATTGGCGGAAGCCAGTTCGATGTTTACGGCTCCGACGAAGTGGTGGCCGATCTTCGCCGCCTCGCCGCCGACATTCAATCGTCGAAGACGCTCAAGAATAATCCAAGCTGGGATAAATAATCATGGCGCTCCCAGCTTCTGGAACCCTGCTTGTTTTGGCGAGCGGGTCAACCGATCTTGTCACGCTCTATTCGTCGCGCGGATTGACGCAGACGCTTGAGCCGATTGGCGCATCAAACAATTCGCGGCGCACGATCAATTTTGGCCTTGTCGATCTGTCGTTTGCCGCGTCCAGGAAGTACAAATCGTCGATTAAATGCCGCGATCAGCATCCCCCCGCGCTCGACGGTATTTTCCCTGGACAGGTTTTGACCGTCTCGTGCGTGGCTGAGTTGTCATATCTGACGAGCGGCGGAACGCCTGCGAAAACTGTGGTTTCCGGCTCGTCCTATGTGGTGGGAAATTACACCTTCTATCGGCCGCAGATCACCATGATGGTCAAGGCGCCCCCGACAATTTCCATTGAGGAATATCCCGGCCAGTCAAGCTGGTCCTTGGAGCTTGAGGAGGTATGAGCGGGCCGGGACCGGGATCGGGCGGGCCGTTCTATTTCCATTATGTCATCGACTCGGCGGTGGCATTTTCGGAAGCCTGTTACACTCTCGATGAGGCGATTTTCGCGTTTTCGATCCAGCACGACGAATCGCAAATTCCCACGCTCGAAATCGAGATCGCCAACCCCGGCGTCGGGCTGTTGTCTGCTGGGCGCAAGCAATGGGCGTGGTTTTCCTATTGGAACGGCTCGACGGTCGTCCCGCTATTCTTCGGGCGCCTTGACGGCATCCCGTCCGATCTGTTTCGCCAAGTCATCAAGATCAAGTTTCGCGCGCGCGCGCCGGATTATATATCGAAGAAGCAGGCGCTTGCCGAGACGTTGAAGATCTCGCCCTATTACGACCCGGTCCTTTTGGATGACGCGCACCGCTCCGACCTTGAAGCCATCCTTGAAGGATGGTCAGCAACCCCGCATGTTGATCGCACGACGCTGGCATGGTCGATCTCCGATATTCTGCTAGGCGAAGACGGAACGGTCGTTTTTGACGGCGACACCGCCTTCTATGACAGCCTCGAATTCCGCGTAGATCAGCCTCCATTTACCGCCATTCGTCTCGACCTTACGGCGCAATGGTCGCAGACCTCGGCGGGCGGCAGCATCAAGCTTGGGCCGTTCAATATCAAAACGTACACCGGCCAGAGCCTCATGAACGAATGGCCCAAGGCGGGCGCGTCCATCGGCGGCGGCTGGACCGCGCAGGCGTCTACGTTTCTCGATATTCACGGCATCTCGACGGCACAAACGATCTCGACCAGTTATTCGTGGCATAACGCCGGAAAAACCCATTCCGAGGGCGATACGATGTCGCTTTCCGTGTCGCAGTCGCAGCCCTATTTCTCGGCGCCTTATATCCAAATCCTGCTGACGCAGGTAATCAAAAACGGGGGCATCATCGACGGCGAGGGCGATCCCAACGGCTATGTTCACGAGACTTATTTGTGGGTTCCCGAATGGACCATTCAGGCGTCGCTTGACCTTCAATATAAGGCGGATCGGCCGCGCACCGAATATGCAACAATACTGTTGCAGAGTGATCTCCAGCCGGTTTTGACCGACCCGGATGTTCAGCAAGATTCGGAAGTCATCAAAATCAGCACGGTCGATCTCGGCTTGCCCATGATTGACGCGCGGGCGTGGACGATCCTCGCAGGGCAATCGGTCGCGCTCGGACAAATCTGTCTGCCAAATAATCCGAGCCTTCCGGGCGGAACATCCTATCAAGTCATCGTGACGCCCGGCGTTTGCGGGACCACGGAGCCGACATTTTCGGACGTTCCCGGCGATACCACTTCGGACGGCTCGGCGGTTTGGGCGTGCATTGGCGAAAGCCTTCCCACCATTGGCGATTGGAAACCCTCGACGGTTGCGGCGCTCGGAACGATCATCGCGCCGACGACGCCAACGTGGATCTATTACTCGTCGCTGCTGCCGCCGGTCATCCCCTATCGCACGTCTGGAGCACAAGTCTCTGAAGGCATGATCATTCGGACGGATGACAACCTTTCGTTTCAGCAATGCACCCAAGGCGGGACGACGCAATATCTGACCAAGCCCGCCTTCTCGCCGGTCTACGGCGTGACGACGAACGACGGCACTGCGCAATGGACGAGCCTTGGCCCGAGATTGCCGGCCGGATCGTTTCAGATCGCGGTACAGTCCGGCCTGTCGGCTTTGCAAATCCCTCCGCCGTGGTCGGCAATATCGGGCGATCAGGTCACGGACGGAACGATCATTTGGACAAGCCTTGGCGCGGGCGGCCCGTCCATCTCGATCCCGGCCGGTGGATTGGTCGGCAATGTCACGCGGCGCAGTTATTTCCCTACGGCGCGCGGAATACAGACGGTCGAAGCAGCATTGATGAAAGCCCGGGCCCACCTTCGCAAGCGGGCGCGATGCGTTGAAATTGGATGGGAAGCTCCGTTCTCAACGGGCGTCGGCCTGTCCTGCCGGATGAACGCGACGATCATCGACCCGAACGAAAATCCGCGCATTCCGGGCGGCACGGCGACGGGAAAAATCACGTCCTATTCGCTGACCGGCAACGGCGACAGCGGCGTATTTTTGACCAAGGTCAAAATTGGCTGCGCGGTGGGTAATGGCGGAACCGTCTCGGCTGTGGCGGGAACGGGTTCTTATGCAGCGTCGGGCGTGTTCGCTCCGGGCGTCCAGCAAATGACCGGAGCAATCGTGCTGCCGTCCTCTGGCGACGTAGGCTATGGACCGCCGCTCGACAATCCGAACGACGACGGGCTGACATTCCCCTTATCCGCAAGCCAGATCGTTTTGAACCAGTCGATTACCGGCTCGTTGGCTACGCAAAAATCAGCGATAGAAGCTGCGATCCCGATCATTCAGAAAGAGGCCGCCCTGCAACAGAATACGGTTCCCGGCGACGCCCAGGCGCAATTGGACATGCAAAAGCAGTTGGCCGCGCTCGGCAACGTAACCGTGGACTCGATTTTGGCGCAGGCGGGAAATTCGATTTATCTCGATCTGCAATTGAGCCCCGTTACCGGCGCGGGGTTCACGACCGTCTACAAGATCAGCACCACCAAACTGCAAATCCCGAAACAGATTGATTTGGGGGCGTAACCGATGGGCTTTGAACGCTTCGTAAGGCCATTCCAGACGCAGGACGTAACGCCGCCGAAGATGATGGCGCAGGCGGGGTTTTCGCAGAGCAGCGCGCCCGTCCGCTTGCGGTGGGGCTTGGTCGGAGCGGCTAAGACGTTTCACGCATCCTATTCGGCGGACACGTCCGTTTATGTGATCAAACGCCCCAAGGAAAAGCAGACGGCATAACCGTGCTTTTCGCCTGGAAATCCAAGGATAAAATCGAATGACGGTTACGGTTCCCCATTACGTGACGACGGACGGCTCTGGCCGCTGGACCGGCACGGGCGCCCCGTTGTCAGCGGCGTATTTCGATGAGGACATTTACACGCTCCAAGCCGCGATCAATGCCATATCGCTGACGCCCGGCGTCGGCGTGGCCTCGATCTCGCAGCCAACGGCCGGCACGATCTTGTTCACCATGACTGACGCCACTACAGCAGGGCCGTTCGTTCTGCCGGCGGGGGCGCAGTGGAATTTCCGGGGCAATTGGTCCGCCTTGACCGCCTACGCCGTCGATGACATTTTCGAGCAAAACGGCACGATTTACGCGGTCATATGGGCGCACACTTCGGCATCAACATTTTCGTCCGGCGCCAACGATGGCCTTGGACATAATTATTACATCGTTAGGTTCAACCTTCCGAGCGACGTGCTGCCGTCTGGCGGGACGACCGGGCAGGCGCTAGTTAAGGCCAGTGGGACCGATTACGATTGCGGATGGGCGACGCTGCTCAAGGCGTCGAACAATCTCTCGGACGTGGCCTCAGCCGCGACCGCGCGCACTAATCTTGGCCTAGGCGCCCTCGCTACGCTGGCATCGGTTGATCTCACTAGCCTGGTAACGGGGATTCTGCCGCTCGCTAATGGCGGAACCGGGACCGCGACCCCCGGCCTCGTGCCGGGCGCGAATATCGCAGTTTCAGGCGCATGGCCTAACCAGACCGTCGCCTCGGCTAATGCGCCGCTTGTCGTGTCTGCGCTGTCGGCAACCACAGGGACGGTCAGTCTTGACCTTTCGACTTGCGACATTGCAACCGTCACGCCTACCGGAAACATCACAATCAACGCCGCCTCGGCTCTCGCCAAAACGGCTTCGCTGATCGTCACCACGTCAGGCACGACATCCTATACCATCACGTTTGGCACGAACTTCAAGTCATCGGGGACGCTCGCCACCGGCACGGTTTCCGGCAAATCCTTCATCGTCAAATTCGATGGGAACGGCGTGAATTTTTATGAATTCGCCCGCTCGGCGGCGCTATAATCATGGCGACGGAAGCCGACCGCACAACCTCCGTCCGGGGCATCAAGAACCCCGACGATGCGAGCATGTTCGTCCCGCTGAAAGTCATTGATCGCATTTCGTTCATTGACAATTCCGACCGTGGGCAAGAGACGCAATGGACGCTCAACAACGGCTCCGATGACAACCGCCAAGTGCATGTCAAGGCGATTGATGCGACAGACGGCGCGTCCAAACTCGACGCTGAGCGCATCGACGTGTTCAGCGTCAAAGACGATTCCGACCGGGGCCAAGAGACGCAATATACGCTCGACAGTTCCGAGCCTCCGAAGCACCTCGCCTCGCATGAAGCCACGGTTTATTCGGAAGATGGCGGATCGTGGCTCAAGCTGAAACGCACCGACAAAATGGCCGTCGTCGATAAGGGCGGCCAAGAGACGATCCTTGAATTGACATGGGTCGATGACGACACCGCCAACCCGCCCGCTCCGCTCCCGCCTCCGGTCACGACATGGGATGGAACCGACATCAATCCACCGTGGCGGATCGATCCGTTTCAATGCATCATCGATGTGAGTTGGGGCGGAAAATATCTACTGGTCGCCCATAGCGGCAACAAAATCGCCGCATGGCCGATGTCGAAACTCGCCAGCGTCGCGCCGATGGGGGCAGCGAGCTACACGGCGACGCTGACCGGCAGTTCGTGGATGAACGACCGCGCGGGCATCACCCGCATGGCGTTATGTCAGCTTAAATTATCGGACGTGTTCGCGCCGATCATGGCGCCGTTTACCGTCACAGCAGGCGCCCCCGACCCAGTGACGGGCGTCAAGCCCCTAACGATCACAGTCACCCCGAAGTGGCAATGCTTCAACATGTCGGGCGCGCGCAAGTTAAGCGACGGCTCGGCGGCGTCCAGTATTTCCAATTTTACCGATGCCATGCAGGGAAGCACGGTTTCCGGCGTCCAGGTCGAAGCGTCCGACCCGATCATCAACGGCGCGGGCAACAAGGTCTATTTCTGCGGTGAAACCTTCACCGCCGACACCTACGGCAACGTTAGCGTCTCATCTAACTCGCTCGCCTATGAGACATGGCGGGCGATTGATTACAACGACACCGGCCATACGCCGACAAACCAAGTCCCCGATTTTCCGACCAAAACCGGAGACTATTACTGGGGCGTCAAGGCGATCAATTTCGGCGGCGGGTCGCTGATCATATCGAGCGGCACTGGCGGCTATTCTTGGTCGGATACGATTGAAAATAATATCCTGAGCGTCTGGCAAAACGTCGTCCAGACCGCTTCGTGGGGCGATGAATTCATTCCGATCTCGCCCTTCGGCCAAGAGGGATCGGGGCCGATCATCCTGGCCTTCACCATCGGGCCGGGCGACACGGCAGGCATCCCCGCGATTGGCTCAACATCCTATCATTCCGATGGAACGTTAAGCGGAGGCGGCGGCGGGGCGTCAGGAACGTCGAATTATATCAGCAACACCAGCGGCGATTATAGCCTTAGTTCTTGCCCGATCTTGGTGTTTTCGCAAGTTGGCGGCTTCGATAAGCTGGATTTGCAGACGATAGCCCTAAGCGGGTCAATGCTGCTTGATATAAGCCAGTCGGCCACATGGACGACACCGGCGCATAAAACTTGGACATGGGATTTTGACTGTTCGTTCAGTTATTCTATCGCTGGATTTTCGGGTTCGAACTCGATTGTAACCGCAGGCTCAGGGGCAACCCTTCCGAACAGGTTCCTCGACCCGGAATATGTCGCCATCAGCTATTTCCCATATCCGACCGGAACCACGGCGGGTCATGGTGTTTGGGCGGGGCAATATGTCTCGCATACGTCCACCTATAATATTTCCACCGCGTTTGGTCCTGCAACCTATACGACCACATCGACGTGGGGCTGGACGCCGTGGCTGCATTGCTCGAACGGCGCGCACCACATTCAAGCTGCGACGCTGCACAACCAATACCCGCACATCTTCCTTGATGGCGCCGATTGGGGTTCGACCCTCGCCGCCGCCGTGGGCGTGTCGCTCGACAATATCGACTGGATGCTGATGGACGTTTCGCTGTCCGACATCAAGGCGCTGAAATAACGCGCGACCGTTTTACCTTCCCGAAAATCCCCCATCATCAAAAGGAACTGACCTATGGCCGTGACCTATCAAGCCGCGTTGAAAACCGCTCGTCTCCAAGACGTTGCCGATCTGATCGCCAGCAAGACGATTGCTTCCGCCACAGGAACCGCGCTCGCAGGCCAACTTGTCATCGGAACGTCGGCGCTCTCTGGCGCAACCGGCGTTCTCGCCACCATTGCGCTCCCCGCCACCGCGGCGACCGTGTCGGGTTCTGTTTTGACGCTGGCGGGCGTTCCCCTATCTGTCGCGGCCTCCGCAGGCGGCACGGCGGCTTTGGCCGAATTCCGCAACAACGCCGGAACCACGATTGTATCTGGCCTGACGGTCGGCGGTACGGCGGAAGGAACCGCGTCCGGCAAAGACATCGTCCTTGCTGCCTCGACCATTTCGAGCGGTGTTACCGTGACGATCACGGCCGGCACGATCACCCACGCCTGATTAATCCTGATCAACGCCGAAGGGGAGCGCAATGGCAATAGTTTTCGCTGATCTCGTTCAAGAAACCACCGCGACGACCGGGACCGCAACGCTGGCGCTTGCGGGGGCGGTAGCGCAACGTCAAACATTCGTTGCCGGTATCGGCAGCGGAAACTCATGCTATTACACCTTGCTGTCAGGCAACGGAACCGATTGGGAAGTGGGTATAGGGCCGGTAACCTCCGGTTCGCCGGATACGTTGGCGCGCACGACCATCCTCAAGTCGTCGAACTCTAACGCCGCGATTTCCCTGTCTGGAACCAGCACGGTTATTTGCTCGATGCCAGCAGAATACATGGTTAATGCGCAATTCTCGCGCTACGTTGCCAAGACCACAACCTATACCGCCGTTGCCGGTGATCAAATCCTTGCCGATACATCCGGTGGTGCGTGGACCCTAACATTGCCCGCGTCACCTGCGATCAATGACACGATTGAAGTCGTCGACGCGCTACAATGCTTTAGCGCCCGTAACCTGACTATTTCCCCGAACAGCCTGAAGATACAGGGCGTATCGAACAACAATCTGGTGCTGGCCGAAGATTGCGCCAATGCCATCCTAACTTATACCGGAACAACCTACGGCTGGGTGGTCTCGCTATCCAAGGGGGCTTCGTCCGCGACGACGTGGGACGTTAACAACAGCAGCCCCAACGTCACTACTGCCCTCATCCCCCTTGCACCTAACGGCCGTAGGCTATACGGAACTGGGGTGGCAGGGTCAACCAGCCAGAACAGCAGCATCAAATCGACCACCTCACGGTCCGCAGGCAAACTCTATTTTGAGGTCAAGCTGGAAGGTGTTGCGACTAACCTGTGCATCGTAGGCATAGCAGCGGCATCCACGGCTACAACCGGCTACCCCGGAGCTGACTCTGTAAGCTGGGGCATCGTGGCTGGCGGCGGAGCCGTGTACAATAATGCCGGTGTTCTCGGAACAGCCTCGCCCGTACCAATTAGCGGTAATACGCTCGGCGTCGCGGTAGATTTCACAGCGTCCACTGGGTCGATTAAGTTCTACGCAGCCAACAGCCTAGGATATACCGTCTCGAGTCTGACGCTCGGTGCGAGCTATATCATGGCAGGGTATAGCTGCGCCGCGACGGCGCAGAAGGTGTTGCTCTGCACCACCGCACAGCAATGCGCATATACCCCGCCTTCCGGCTATTCCTATTGGGATAGCTGATCATGTCTGGCGCGTTAGGCGCGGACGCCATTGGCCTCAGCGCGATTGCTGCCGAAAGCACCTCAGCATCTCCGTCCGCATCGGGGGCGCTGGCGACGACGGAAAGCGCAGACGGCGCCGCTTTTGCCGGGAGTATTTCCACAAGCGCCGCGCTGGCGACGACGGAAGCTTCCGACACGGCGGCGGCGGCGGGTTCCGTCGCGTCCTCTGGCGCGATTTCGGCAACGGAGGCGTCGGACGCGGCGGCGCTTGCGGGTTCGTCCGCCTCAAGCGGGGCGCTGGCGTCCAATGAGGCACAAGACGCGGCGGCCATAGCCGGAACCACTGGAGGCACGACGGCGGGCACGCTGGCGGCGACGGAGGCGGCGGACGCGGCCGGCCTATCCGGTTCAATCAGTTCGACCGGTTCAGTGGGCGCGACCGAAGGGCAAGATGGCGCCGCGCTTTCCGGCAATGTGGCGATACCTGGCGCGCTGTCGGCAACGGATCAACCTGACACGGCCTCGCTTACGGGTGGCGTGTCTTTATCCGGCGCCCTTGCCGCATCTGAATCGCCCGACATCGCCGCCATATCCGTGGCGGTCAGCCAACCCCAATCGCGGCTTGTTATCGTCCCCGGCGTATGGCCGCCGCAATCCGCCACCGTCAAGGGCGTCTATTCCAAAACCATCACGACGCCCGGCTTGTTCGGGATCAGAAAGGCAAGTTGATGACGGACCTCTCACAGCGCCCGATCTATCAGGGAGACACCATAGACCTGGAAATCCCGATTTACGCCACCGGGACGACACCGGCAGTTTTGACCGCGCCGACTGGGGTTTACATCATTGCGGCGTCGTCCTCGTCAGAGACGGCGTTCGTTAAAAAGGTCGGGGCGTTCACCCAAGACGGACCTTCGCAACTGTGGACGATGTCTGTCGCGCTGTCGTCATCTGATACGGCGGCTCTGCCAGTCATTCCGGCCGGTGTTTACCATCAAGCGCGCGTCAATGACTCGGATGGGTCGAGTGAAATTGTGGTGGCCGGCGCCCTCAAGATCCGCGCATCAGTCCCTGATGCAGCGACGGTTGAGGCACCTTAAGCGGCGTCAACATAATCAAGCCCCATCGAAAGGCTCTGTCATGCCTCTGAGATTGACGCTTCTCGTCGTCTTCTCGCCGCTCATTGTCGGCGCTGTCATCGCCTTCGCGGCCGTTCTCGCGCTGCAACTGGCGTGTGGCCCTGTTTTCGACGCTATCGCCGGCTGTACGCAATGGCAGAGGATTGACTGATGGATTACGAAAAGATCATTCTCGCTATCGCGCCCAACAGCAAAGCGGCGATCCGCTCCGGGTTCGCGGCATCGATGGCCGATTGTATCACGCGCGCTGATCTTTCGAGCAAACTGCGGTTGGCGCATTTCATTTCCCAGTGCGCGCACGAATCGGCCGGCATTACGACCACGACCGAATTCGCGAGCGGCCGCGCCTATGAGGGGCGAAAAGACCTCGGCAACATCATTGCGGGCGATGGCCCTGCATTCAAGGGGCGCGGATTAATTCAAAATACTGGAAGGGCCAACTATTCCAGGCTCGCCAAAGTCTTCGGCGTCGATTTCGTCTCGCAACCCGCCAAGATGGCGACCTTCCCTTGGGCCGCGACCACGGCGGCGCAATACTGGAAAGATCGCAGTCTTAACGTCTCGGCCGATAAGGACGACATCCGTGCCGTGACATTGCGCGTCAATGGCGGTTACAACGGCCTCGCCTCGCGCCAAGCTTATCTCGCCAAGGCTAAGCACGCCTTATCCGACCTCAAGGGCTCGCTAATCGCAGGCGCTGCCGTCGAGACACAGAAAGCCATGACCAAGGCCAAGGTCGCGGTTGCGCCCGCTACGGCGTCAGCCGCCTCGCTCGCCAGCCTGCATCCAGCCGCACAAAGCCCCGTCCCGTCTATCGTGATCGTCGCGCTGGTCGCGGCCTGCGTTGGATGCGCCGTCGCGCTCGTCGTCGCCATCAATCGTCACAACAGAACCGCTGCTGAATTGACCACCGCCGCAAACGGAGTTTGATCTATGGCATTTGATATTTCAACCCTTGCTCCGGTTGCTGAGGCCCTGGCGAAAGCTGGCGCGCCGATCCTGTCAAAGCTCGTCGGAACCGTTCTCCCCTTCCCGGCCAATTTGATCGCCTCGACCGTCATCAATGGGCTGTCATCGGCATTTGGGGCATCGGCGGATGATCCTGGCGCTCTCGCGGACGCCATCAACAAAGACCCGGATGCTGTCGCCAAGGTTAACAGCGTGGCGCAAGCCCATGCTGACGACATTGCCGCAGCCCTCGCCGCCGACAAGCAGCAAACCGATATTAACGCCAAGGAAGCGGAAAGCCCGTCTCTATTCATTGCCGGATGGAGGCCGAGTCTCGGCTGGTCGCTTGGCGCGATGGTCACTTGGCAGTGGGTGGCTACGATGTGGCACGGCCCATTGATCGAGGCATCAGTATATAATGTGTCGTTGGGCATCCTCGGAACGCTGATCGGCGCACGCACCATCGAAAAATGGAAGGGCGTAGCAACGCCGGCAATCGCCGCAATCCACAAGAAGTAAGCGAGACGCGCCGATCTTCGCAGGGCCGGCGCGCCTCTGACCCTCTGGCTTGGAAGGACCGAACCAAATGGCTGTGCAAGAGCATATTCCCGACCCGTTAATTTTTCATCTTCGCGTTTCGTAGGGGATGCCCGGAATGAACCCCTCATCCGCCTCGGAAATCGGCCGCATATTGGACAATGCGTCCGATATTGGGCGGCTCAAGGAACAATCTGACGCCTCCAAACAAGATAGGCGCGATATTTGGGAAAGCATCGGGGCATTGCGTAATATTGCGGCGCAAAACGGCCTTATCTTGTCGAAAATCACCGACTTGAGCCACGGACAAGAGGCTTTGACTGAAAAGTTGACGGCGCACGAAAACAAGATCGACCAGCGACTGACTGCGCTTGAGCGTCGTGATGAGCGCGGCAAGGGCGCGATGGCGGTACTGCTAGTCATCGCCGGGGCATTCGGATCGGGATTCGCCATCGTCGCGCAATGGGCCTTGAGCCATTTCTGGCCGAGTCACAATCAATAAGCATTTCCCGCGCCCCAGGCCATAGGCCGCAACCCCGAGAGGGGGACGCATGACCGGAATAGCCCTTACTGACGAACAGATCGCCGAAACCCTCGCCGCCATTGAAGCAACCCGCAACCCTGACGGGTCGATCAATAAATCCGCCGCTGCACGGCATCTCAACGATATGCGCCGAACTACCCTGCAAAGCCGGTTGAAAAACATCGCGGCCAAGGGGCTTTTGGGCTTCGCGCCGGTCATGCCCGGATTTGAAGTCTCGCGGGTTTCGAGCCAACTCGATGCCGATGGCGAGGTGCAAAAGACATTCGTCCAGCAAAAGCGCGAGGCCGGCGAAAAGTTCGCGCTCCCACAGGGCCATATCGTCAAGGGCGTTTCAAGCCTTGTGGACGCCGAAGGCCGCGTCGTCCAGTCTTGGGTCAAGACGCGCGATGGCATCAACCCGCGCCTATTCGTTGATGATCTGGCTGCGCATTTCGCCAACTTCAAGCCATGCGCTCAGCCGACAAGGGCGCCGGCCGCAAAATACGAGGATTTGCTTGCACTATACCCTTGGGGCGATCCGCATTTCGGCGTTCATTGCTGGGAGGGAGACGCTGCCGAAAACTGGGATTTGAAAATTGGCGCCCGCGTCATGCTTGAGACGTTCGGCAAGGTCGCAGATCGGACGCCGAAAACGGAACGGGCGATCCTTTTAATCGGGGGCGACACCCTCCACGCAGATTCAAACGAAAACAAAACCGCGCGCAGCGGAAATGCTCTGCAAGTCGATGGCCGTTACCCAAAGGTTCTGTTAAAAGCCTGCGACACGATTGTTGAAGTCGCAAATTTGCTATTGCAAAACCATCGTATTATCGAAATAATCACGCTTCCAGGTAATCACGACGAGCACGCAAGTTACGCAATTTCGTTTTTTCTTCATGCGTGGTTCCGAAATGATCCGCGCGTTATTGTTGATATTTCTCCAGCGATCCACCGTTACCGCCTTTTTGGGAGGGTAATGCTTGGAATGACACACACGCACACGACCAAGCTTAAGGACATGCCGGGCGTTATGGCTGCGCGTGAGCCTGAAATGTGGGGACTTGCCAGACACCGCTTCGCCCACGGCTTCCATAAGCACATAACGCAAGTCGGCATCACCGAAGGCCGGGGATGCATTACGGAATGTCATCAGATCATGGCGCCCGGCGACGCTTGGCATTGGGGAGAGGGCTACGACGCAGGACGCTCGCTTAAGTCGATCATCTATGACCGCGAGGGCGGCGAGGACGGGCGGTCCACCGTGACCGTCTTGCCCGCGAGGAAGAACGCCGCGTGATCAATGCAGGACGATTCCATTGTGTTCTTTAAATATGTGCGGCGCGACGACGTTCCGCGATACCTAGAGGCTGGCTGGATCGTCTGCCAGATAACCAGCGTCTGCCACCATGATTTTTATGCCGTAGCAATGGAATGGGCGCAGCCTGGCGAGCCGCCCGCAATGGACGAGATTAAATGACGAGCAAACACGATGTTTTGGACATGGCGAAAGCGGCTGTTGGCGACCGCGGGCTGAACTATGGCCGACCGGAAGCAAACTTTGATCGTGTCGCCGCCCGCTGGCGGGTTCACCTGTCCAACCGATTCGGCGTCGATGTCGCGATTGATGGCGCATCTGTCGCCCTGATGATGGTGGATCTCAAGATCGCCAGGCTTGAGAACGCGCCTGCGCATCTCGATAGCTGGGTGGACGGGGCGGGATATTTCGCATGTGGCGCGGAGATCGCAACATAAGGGGCAGCCAATGGATGACGCTTACGAATGCTCACCTTCGGCGGAAATTGCCGAGGCGGCTTGCGCCGTAGCCGCTCAATACTCCGCGCTCGGCCCGCCTCGGTTCACGCCGGGGCGGTTTTTTTTGCGTTCACGTGCCTAATGCCCATGTTGCTTCTACTCGTTCCAGCCTTGCCGTCTCTAGCCTATTGAGAAGATCGAATGCGTCTTGCGGGCTAATCGCCGCTTTCGCTTCCTCATAGGCGGCGATGGCGGCGCGGGCCTGCTCCCTGAGTTTGTCTTTAATATATGCCGGCTGCATCTCGAACGGGAACGCAGGCTGCCAGGCTTCCCACATCACAGCTGCAACCTTATCCACAATCCCCGTGTCAATCTCGCTCATGGCGCTCAACTTTCTGCGTCGCGCGGGCGCGGATGGCGGCGGCAACTTGGCGGCAAGCAAACCGCTCCCTGAATGATGATAAGGGCTGCTCCGTCTCATAATGCAGGCTTAGGAAATCCGATTCCAGCCGTTCAGCCGCCTTCGCACATTCATCCCTCTCGGCAAGAACATAGAATGATTTATAGGCGGCGATAGCGGCGTGGGCGAGTTCAGGGATTGAAATTTCATTGTTTATCCCCTCCCTGATGATATCCACGACCTTCTCCACAATCCCCGCGTCAATCTCGCTCATTTCGCAGCCTTTCTCTTTTCCCTATCTTGCGCGTCGGCCAAATTCAGACCAGCCATGCGGAGCCACGCCGACACGGTCAGGCCCTTTTCGCGGGCTGCGGATTGATACCGCGCGAACTCATCGGGGTTCACGCGGATCGTTATTGGCTTGCGGGGTTCGGTCATTGGGCGGCAATCGTCTTAACGATCTTTTCCGAAATGGAAAGTTTGCGAGCGCCTTTCGGCGTGAAGCGCGGCTTGCTTTCAAGCCGAAGAACACGCGCGTCTGTCATGCTGATCGGATTGCCGTTGTCGTCTTCGGTAACGAGTAAAAGCGCTCGGGCTTCCTCCTCCGCCTGCTCTTGCGTCGCAAACCTCCCAATAGGGCCAAACCAATCGTTAAGGTCTGAATGGAAAACCTGAAGGAAATAATGGACAGACATTACCTTACTCCGTTTCGATGATTCAATATGCCGCAAAACGTAATACGAAGCAAGCGTTATCTTGAACCCTCCATCCGAAAGTCAGGTTCATATGAACCTCAGAGCACATTATTTTTCGGGAGAAAATCGTTTGTTTTCTGGTGCTGCGAGAGAGGATTGAACTCTCGACCTCTCCATTACCAAAAGAGCTATCCGGCCTTTATTCACGCTATGTTTGCGCCATGTGCGCTTTGTGTTCATGTATCAGCGCCATCTAAATGGCTTTGCGCCATGTGCGCAGGTTCAAGTGAACCTCAGATCACTCCATATTTCCTTCGATCTGGATTACGGTCGCAAATGGGTTTTCAAGACCAAGGCCAATATGCGGGCCAAATGTGCTCATCAAGTCCCAAAGCTGCCATCTTGACCAACTACCCTCGTCTTCGTTTGGGAGGTTCGGACCGTTCAATTTCGGGAATGATTTTTTCAAATTCGCAAAATTCTCCCGTATGATTTCCCTTCCGTGATCGGTCAGTTGCACAAGAACATAATTATTTATGTTGAATGTTGTCCACGCCTTAGTCTTACTCATATCCAATCCCTCACTTAAAAATCTTCATTTCCAAACTTGCACTCGCCGTGCGCAAATGATCCGGCGCCCACTTCGCATAGACACGCTCCGTGATCGCTGAATCCGCATGGCCCAACAGCGCAGCAATCTGGCTCATTGGAACACCATCCTCAGCCATCCAGACCGCAGCCGTATGGCGAAAGACATGCGGGGTGCAGCCATTGACGCCGGCCCGGCGTGCGGCCTCCGCGACGCCCTTCTTGGCCGACTTGATCGGGGCGCCGCCATGCTCGATCACATATTCAGTTCGCGCGCCTTCCCTGGCTGATGATAGCGCGGCCCGGGCCGTGTTGGTCATCGGGACCGTCGCCCGGCCCTTCTGGCGCATCGTCCGGTCAGGATCTCCAAGCACGATCAACCCGCGCTCAAAGTCGATCCGGTCCCATTTTAGCTCTAGCAGAGCTGTCGCCCGCGCGGCGGTCGAAATCGCCAGCACGATAAACAAGCGCACATGCGGCGCGACAGCGGCGTTAATGACGCGCTCAGCCTCCGAGCGCGCGAGGTGGCGCTCGCACGGAGGCGGAAGTTGCGGGCGCTCGATGTGCGGCGCCTCTCGGATCATGCGGGACTTGACAGCCCACGCCAGACACACGCGAAGGTGCGCAAGTTCGGTGCAGATCGTGCCAGCCTGGCGCCCGGACGCCTTGCGGGCCTTGGCATAAGCGCGGCAATCCTTCGACGTGATCGACATAGGCTTCATCGCGCCGAACACCGGCAAGATCGCGCGCCCGCTCCATTCCATATTCTCAGCAATGCGCCGGCCCGCCCGATCCGCACGATACGCCGCCCAAATCTCGGCAATGGCCGGGTCTATGGGCTTGCCGGCGTCCGCGACGATTTCGGCAAATTCGATTGCCGCCGCCGCTGCATCGCCAGCGTCAAGCTGGCGGCGGCTGATACGGGTTCCGCCTTCATAGGCGGCGATGCACCATCCGCCGCGCAGTCGCTGGAGTTTGTATTCGATGGGCATAGCATGGCCTCCAGATCGGACGCACGGATTCTAAGCAGTTTCCCGCCCAATCGGAAAGCAGGGATTTCACCGCGTCCGATCATAGCGCGGACATGGGCGGGCGAGCACTTGAGGGCAAGCGCCGCTTCGTCGGGCGTGTAAACCAGAGGGCGGCTCATGGCGTCTCCACCTTTTCAACGTTAACGCTAAATTCGCGTGACGTTCCGTCATCGAAAGAATTTACGCCATCCAGATAGCCGTGGATCACGACCGGGATGCGCAAATCTTCCGGGCAAAGTCCGCATGGAGGTCGCGCATCAAAATGCTTGGCGAGCGCACGGCGGCCAGATGTCACGTCGAGGATAGCGAAGCCTGACGATTTGAACTTGATCTTGCGCTCGCTCATTCGCTCGGCCCTTCCTTGATGAGGGCGCGGATGGCGGCGGCAGAATATTCGTGGACGCCCATTTTATCGCGGCAAAGCCTGTTCGATCCGTTGGCAAACGGGTCTTTTCCTTGGCGCTCGCAATAGGCGTCGTTTTCCTCGATCTGCTTTTGCAGGCGCTCGATTTCGGCGTCATGAATGGACGCAGCCTCGCGCAGACCCGCCTGTCTGCCGCGCTCGGTGGCGGCAGATAGGGCTTCCCGCCATTTCTCGGCCTCGATTTTTTGGTGGTCGCTCATCGTTCATTCACCTTCCGCGGGAGTGGAGAGAAGACCGCAAAACTGTTCTTCAATTTCAGCCGCAGCAGCCTCGATAACTCCATCGCTCTGCAGTTCTGACCCTGGAGCTAGGTGCCAGCCACAAGCGCGCATGACCGCATGGGCTTCTCCGATCAGCTTGCGGGACACGAATACCCCCTCTCCCTCGGCAGGAGTCGGGGCGGCGGGGCTGGCGGAGAACGTGGGCGACGCATCAATCATGGCGCGGTAGATTTCGACAATCTGTTTGTCATAAATCGGCTCGTCGGCCATTTCCTCGGCGGCATCGGCAATCATTACGGCATCTGGTTCAAGCGGAACTAATTTCCAACCTGCAAGATTTGTTTGCAGGTTCGTACCCGCCACTCGCGCAGCCTCGGCAAGGGCCAATCGGGCGATTTCCGTCGAGTTAAATGACCTATCGCGCATATCAGAGATTACCAGCGCGGCCTCCACGACCATCGCATCGGTGATTTCAGTCATTGGTGCCGTCCTTCTGAGTAATGCGGACAACGAAACGGGCGCCGTCATCCGTGATTGCTATCAAGTTTGAGGGGCTGGCATTGTCGATAGAGGCGATCAAATACCTCCCGGCATTTTCGGGGTCTTCGAGCTCCCGCAATGCGCGGACCACCTCGGCGCTAATATAGTCTGCGGTGATTTCAGTCATTGGGCGCGTCCTTGGTGAGAGCGGCGCGGGTTGAGTTGTCAAGCAATCCTTGACGGCTGAGCGCGCTAGATGCGACGCAATGCGCCCATCCGGTTGTTTCGTCTTTGATGTCTTGTAGGGCGGCGAGCAACTCGTCCCGCTCGGCAATGGCCGCGTCGCGCTGCATGGTGAGGATAACGGACGCTTCAAGGGCGGCGGCTTTGTCGGCAATGGCCGCGTCGCGCTCGGCCTCAACCTCGGCGCATTTTCGTCGCCAGCCTTTTCCCGCTTCGTCCCGCTCGGCAATGGCCGCGTCGCGCTCGGCTTTCATCTGTTGCGCGATATGGATTTGCTCGCCGAAAAGATTGGCTGATGTTTCAAGTTGAGCCGCTAGCCGCTCGATCTCGTCCAGAGCGGCGGGGAGGGCGGCGTGGGCAGCAGCGGAATAGTTATCACGGGCTTCGATCAGGTCGCCCTTCGATGCGAAGCAACTCATCGTCATTTCTGCGCTAGCGTAGAGCGCGCGCAGTTCCGCGATCTTCTCAGGGGTAAATGCCGTTTCCGGCGTCGCGGTCAACTCCGCATCTGGTTTGGCGTAAGCACACGGCGCGCAGACCATCGCGCGCTTGTCGCCGCAAAACTCCTTGCGGCATTTGATGCATATGCAGACATAGAGGCCGGGGGCCCAGCCGTCGCGACAGGGGCGCGTGTCGCGCTGTTTCGATTCCTCGTAGGTCATTGGCTGTCCTCATTCATTCTGGCGTAAAGGCTTCCGACATCGCGAACCGGAGGCTTACTGACGCGCTGCGCTTTCGGCGGGCGTGGGATAGATGCTTTCGGCGCCGTCGAGGTTCCGATGCGGTTAGCCTCTACCCTCACAGCCTTAGCGATGATCGCCTTATCCTTCGGCGTCTTGCCGTCCGGTCCTTGGTGACAGGGCCAGCACAAAAATTGGCCTTCAGACGCCGTGAGTTTCTTTGTCTTATCGACGATCAGCGCCTCAGCTATGATATGGTCGATCTCGCCAGATGAGACGATCAGCCCGCAGTCCTCGCATTGCCATCCGGTCGGGCGCTCGCAACGCTTCATGATCTCGCGGGCGACGGGCTTGGAAAATTCTCGGCGGCGGGCCATTATGCGGCCATCCGCATCGCATAGAATTTGCGGCGCGCGACCTTCCGGCGAAGGTAGCCGAATTTCAGCCCCTTCGTTTCGTCCGGAGCGCGGTAGATCGCATTTTCAATCGCTAGATCGTTTTCTTCATCCTGGTTGCCATGCATCACGCAAAGGCAAGGAACGTTGTTCTTCGTCCACACGCGCAAGTCGTGGCAATGACGGCAAGTTGAAACTGTTCCGATGCTGCCATCCCATTTCGCTGAGACGTGCTCGTATTGTTCGCCGGGGCGAATTTCCCCACCGCATTCGTCGCAACGATGGACTTTGCGCGCCATGCGGATGCTGGCGACATAAAATGCGGGGCGGTCATAATCGCAATAACAGTCGCTCATTCCCCGCTCCCCTGCGCGATCTGCTCGCCAGTCACCGCGACCCCCACCGATCCGAAAAGAGCAGAGCCCAGCGCGATGATCAGCAGCACGAGGGCGATCAAGAGGGCGTCGTTTGTGCGTGCGGTCATCTAATCCCCCGGCTCTCGCGGAAATATTCGGTATCGAGCGCTCGCCACTTTTGCGAGGCTATCGGATCGGTGTTCAGGTCAGACCGGCTTACGACACCGCACCGAATGCGGATTTGCGTCGCTGCACCTTCGGGCGTCTGCGCGCTTACAAACTTCTGGAACCCCACTTCATTGCAGCGCATCGCCGCTTGTTGCGCCGGGAGCAGCGTCTCGAATGGCCGGCGCGTCTTTTCGGGATCGCTGGCGGGCTTCGACAGATCGAGGCGGGCGATTGCTACCGGAACCGGATCGACCGCCGTAGGCCATCCGAAAGCGGCCATGACGAGGCCCGCTTGTTCAACGGGGACGTGGATTTCGAGCCTGACGCATTTGTGTGCCGAGACATTGCGCACATCGACAAGGCTGGCTGAGATGACGGCGGGCGCGCTCATTCTGCGGCTTCCTTCATCTGCGACGACAGAGCGACGCCATGCGCCTTATAGGCCGAATACAGATCGTCATATTCGGGGACGCCGGGCTTGAGCCGGTAAATGTCGCGGTTAGTTGCCTCCTGCTTCCAATAGGCGATGAGGTCGTCGCGTTGCGTGTGGTTGGCGATCCCGGTTTTGCAGCGCGCGACATAGGCGCTGATTTCGTCGGCGTGGTTTACGCGGGCTTGGCGCGGCTGCTGCGTAGGCTGTTCCTGTCGGCGCAATTCTTCGGCCTCGTCCTCAGAATAGATCGCTCCGTGCGCCTTGAGCAGCTTCAATGTGCAGCGGTCCTTCGCCCTTTTTTCGGCCATCGCGAACGGATATGCGTTTTTGTTGTTCTTCGGGCTAGCCTCGCCAAAGGACCATTCCGCAACGTCTCCTCGAGTCGCGGTCACGACGATAGTCGCGACCCCCTCGCCGCCATTGGCTTCGATGATCTGCGGCGCTCCGAATTTGATGGTCTGCTCGGCGGCGATGCGCTCCAAGGCGGAATGCTTGATCGCGTAGGACTTGCCGCCCGCGACAAGCCAAATCTCATCTTCCCGCACGGAGTAATCGTGCATGAATTTTTTCACGTCTGGCTGAATTTGGGCCATCACAAGTCCCTCACGGTCAAGACTGGTTCAGCGTTGGGAATGATGACGCCGGGGCAGGAAAAGCCAGCCGGGTCTTCCTCGTAGGCTTGCTTGATGGCGTCGCGGTCAGGCGCCCAAGTCCGCTTCTCGATCCGCGCCCATTCCGGCAAAGCTTCGGCGTCCACGATCTTCGGGGCGACCTTCCCGGCGCGCACTGAAATGGTCATATCTGGCGCCGGAACCTTTTTCAGACCGGCGTCGGCCATAGCCCGCGCAACAGCAGCCCTGATCCTTTCGCGCTTGTCCAGGAAACGCTGGCGCCGCCTTTCGTTAGCATCGATGATTTCAACCATCGCTGCGGCCATTGCTTTCGCCTCGCGGGCTTCACGCAAGGCGCGAATGATGATCTCGTTCAAATCGCTTGCGCCTTCCAGCGAACCAGTCAGGAACTCGTCGTCGGCTTCAAGCCCGTAGGCGGTCGCCAGTTCTTCCCGTAGCCGCGAATAGAGGACCGCGCTGGCGTGTAACTCATCCGTTCGCATTAGCTTCGCTCCTGAAACTTCTGGCCCAGCGGAGATAGTCGCGAGCGCGGCCAAACGCCTCGCGGGCGCCGCTCTCGTATTCCTCGGCGCTGGTCGGCCAATTGCGCGCCATGCGGCGATTGATGCGGGCGTTATCGCGCGCCATGCGGGCCGCATTGACGCAGCCAATGAATTGGGTTTGCGCGTAGTTCATTGTCAGTGCCTCCGCATGGTTGCAGCGAGAGCGACCGCGCCAGAAGCGGCGACCGCCAAGAGGATTTCGAACGACACGCTGCGGATGGCGAGGACGAGGGCGAGCACTTCGCCACACAAAGCGCAGGTCACGCCCATATCCTCCGCAAATCATCCACGGCCGCGTTGGGCTTCTCGCGGGCGCTGGCGATGAACCCGCCGACGACCTCAGCGAAAAGCTGGCTCATGTCACTGCCGCTCGCCAATTCGGCTTGCTTGTCGAGCGCGGTTTGGAAATCGCATTCGCGGATGGCTTTTTCAGCTTGGAGAACGAGGGTTTCAATCACCCGCATCTCGGCGGAAAGCATGTCGGCGGGGTGCCAGAATGGGTCTTGCATGGCGATCACTCCGCTGCGATGGCTTCGACCATCGGCTTGTCGGCGGTGTCGTCCTCAGCCATGATTTCCGCGATGGCGGCGGCGATGCGCTCGAATTTGGCGACGCGGGCGGCGTTGACATGCAGGCTGATCTGCTCTTTGTCGCTGCGGTCGGTCCATTTCGTATGCGTCGGAAGTTTCAGGTGGAAAGTCTTGCTTCCGTCGTCCTGATCGCAGAACGGGCGCAGTTGGATTCCGTCGATAAAATGGATTCCAAGGTCAATATTGCTCATAGCGATTACTCCAAAATGTGAGGGTCAAAAACGCGCGTCGTCGTACTCGCGCTCGCGCATCATGTCGGGGTCGGGGTGGCTCTGTTCTTCGGCCAGTTCATCAGCCATGCAGGCGACCTCGTCGCTGTCGTGTAGCCATTCGGCGACGGCTTCTTTGAGCCAGACCGGAAGTTCAAGCGATTGATCGCGTACCCATTTTCCTATCGTGACGCTTTCCCACTTTCCCTCTCGCAATAACACATCAACAACGCCGACATACTTGAGGCTGAAAACCTCCGGGTCTCCGTCAATCTCCCATTCCATCGGGGAGGCAGGCTCTCCGCCGCAGGCGTAAGTCGGTCCGGTCGCGGCGCAGGCTGGCGCGGTGATTTTGATGTCGAAGTCGATCAGATATTCCCGACCGAAAAACTCGTGAATGATTTCCATCTCAATAATTCTCCGCTTCGATTCGGCTAATGAAAAAATGTATTCCTCCCGCGCATTCCTGCGTCCAATCATCTTCCCATTTGTCGCAGACGACTCTCAGGCCCGGCGCATATTGCGTTTTCCCATCATGGGTTGATACGCCTTCTCCCTCGATCACGATGGCGTATTCCGCGCGGCACTTGCGCCCGAAGGCATGGGAGCGATTGGCATCCCCTGGGATACGCAGCTTGGCGATGGTCCCTCCCTTGAGTTTCTTCCATCCGATCAGGTCGCCTTCCGGCAAGATGCGCGTTTGGGCGATTATCAAATCTGCGCCTTTCGCGCCGCTGAGGTTCGCGCCGCTGAGGTACACGCCGCTGAGGTTCGCGCCGCTGAGGTTCGCGCCGCTGAGGTTCGCGCGGCTGAGGTCCGCGCCGCTGAGGTACGCGCCGCTGAGGTTCGCGCGGCTGATGTCCGCGCGGCTGAGGTCCGCGCGGCTGAGGTCCGCGCCGCTGAGGTTCGCGTCGCTGAGGTACGCGCGGCTGAGGTCCGCGCCGCTGAGGTTCGCGCGGCTCTTAATCGCCTCTTTCACAGCTTCCGACAAATCAATCGCGGTGTTGCTGGTAAAAAGCGTCGCGCCTGAAAAACGATGTTTGATCTCGATCATGTCAGGCCGCCTTCTCTGTCTGTCCGACCGCAATAGCGATGCGGCGGCGAACGATCACGGCTGCGATGATATCAACATCGGACATCGGGCCGCGATAAAGCGCAGCGGCCTCGTATGAACTGGCGGGCTCTTCAAATTCAGAGGCCAGAGCGGCGGAAAGTTCGCGCCAGAATTTGGTGAAGTGGGTTTGGTGCAGACATTCGTTAACGGTCATGATTTTAAACCCCTTCCAAATAGCGCCATCTTTTACGATGAACGATTACAGATATTGTCGATTGATGAACGCCGAAACTATCCGCAAGGCTTTGTTGCGTTTCTCCACGATCTGCGCGGGATATAATTGCAATTACGCTTGCTTCTACTAGCTTCGCGTGTCCATTTCGCTCGCCACGGCTGATCGTGCCGTGGGCAATCTTGTCGGCTTCGTTCTCGGCGCGCGTCTTCCACGAAAGATGCTTTGGATTGACGCAACCAAGATGGCCATTTCCACATTTATGGGCTGCTTGATACTTGGAAGACGGGGGGTCGGAGATTTGCTTCAGCATTTGGCGGTGAGCGCCAACCAGTTCCCCATTTACGCGAAGACGGCCGTATCCATGTGTGTCCCGAGAAAAAGGCCAAGATAGGCAGCTATCGCCAGAAAACCCAACATGGTCAGCAATCCAAGCCAGTATGCTTCCCCTTGGGGAGTACTTTCTCTTTACGCGACCGCCATCGCTGGTCATGGATCAACCCTCCGAAATAGAGTTGAGGCGGCGCTTGATCGCGGCGCGGACTTCAAGTCGGTGGGCGATGTGAACCGCGGTGACGGTGGCGACGAATGCCAGCGCGAGAATGGTGAGGATTTCGGGGATTAGGTCGGTCATTGCTGCAACTCCGTCTTGTTCGACGGGTAGAGTGTTGCGCATCTCGCAACAATAAGCAAGCGCGAAAAGCGCAACTTACGACTTTTTTCCTATGCCGATCCATTATGCGGATATGACGGGTTGCGTTCTTATTTTTGTCTCAATATGACTCGCAACCTTAAGCCCGTCGGGGGGGGGGCTAGCGCAATCCGCGCCGTGAGGACACCCAGCTATTATGCAAATTGAGAATCTAGTTGATGATGCGGACCATGATATTTTCGTGATCTTAGCCCAATGGGACAGGTTCGACGCGTTAGCCGCGAAGGGCGATCAGATTGACCCAGGCCTGTTCGACGGTCTTTTGGAGGCGCTTCTAGCGGCTACTCCAAAGACGCGACTTGCAGCCCGAGCGATCCTTTGTCGAATCGAAAGGGAAATGGAATTTTTCGAGATCGACTGCTCCAGGCTTCGCCCGCTGGTCCGGTCTCTCGTTTATGACCCTGACCTTGCGGCGTGCAGCGAGCGTTTGGCACAACTCTTGCCCGCGTGCGTGCAGGCGCACTAGCTTTCGTCGGGTGATTTGCGCGGGAAAGCGGCGTTCAATGTCGCCTTGATCTGCTCGACCTCCCGCGCCGATCTGCCGCGCATGAATTTCGCAATCCAGTCTTCGTTCGGATGGCGAAACAGCGAATCCCTCTCGCATTCAAACAGCGCTGCAAGCTTCTCTTGATATGGACGGGTTGGCGCGGCGCCGCTGTACCAACGCGAAATCACGCTTTTGTCAGCCCCGACCGCATCAGCAAGTTCGCCTGGACTCAAGCGTAGAGCCTCGGCCCAATCGCGGATAAAATGTGGTCGCCCTGGCTGGCGGTTTTTGTCATTTCCAATCATGGGCGTGAACATAGTTCCGAATTCTTTCGAGAGTCTTTAGCACAAAATACAACTTTCATGCTTGACATCGGTTGCTAGTCGCGCAACTATCACAGCATGTTGAAACCTTCGCTCAAAGAATTGTTGAAAGACCGGGGCCTGCGGCTGGCTGACCTTGCGCGCCTTGCCGGCGTCGATAAAGGGACAGCGACGCGGTGGGACCAAGGGCGCATTCCTGCCGAACGTGTGCTGGATATTGAGCAAATGACCGGCGTCAGCCGCTCGGATCTGCGGCCTGATCTTTATCCGCTGCGCTCCCGTTCGCCAGCCAGCCAGAGGCCCGCCCAATGACCTCCCGCGCTCCCACGGTCGCAAAAAACGCGCCGTTGTCGGGCGCGCTGATGCCATTACGAATCCATTCTCGAAATGAGTCGAGATGGTGGAAAACCTTTTCCGGGGTTTTCTCGCGCGCCACATCGTTTCCGCGTGTGGCGCGCTTCCCTTATTCGCGCAGCATTCTTGCGCAACACAGCTTCGCGCCCCTCCGCGCGGAGGCTCTCACGAGCGTTCCTCCCGACTTGCCGGGCGTCGTAAAAAGCGTCCGGTCTTTTTTCGGGAAACCAGGCAGCGTTGGCGCGCTGGCTGGCCTCATCTTCAATTCCAATCCGTACAAAACCCACCGTGACGCCGAACCCAGGCTGACAAACTCGGAGGCGTTGTGATGGTCGCGCATGCTGCTTTCTCCCCTTCTGTCAGTCCAGAATGCGGGGGGCGTCGTCGAATGTCTTACCAATCAAGTGGAAAGTTTTCCGAGGAATCTTGGTCGCGGGTCATCGCGTTTTTGCAGCGCAAATACCCGTCCAAAACGGCGGACCATGTCGCGGCCGATACTGGCATCATTGCCGACACCGTGCGCAAGCTGCTGGCTGGCTGCTCGCGCCCGACATGGGGAAATACCCTTCGCCTGATTAAGGCTTATGGCCCTGCTCTGCTAGAGGCGGCGTTTTTCGACACACCGGAAGAATGGGTTTCCCGCGCCTCTCGTGACGCTGAATTGCGCGCGACGATGATGGAGCTTGAGCGCGTCAAATTGAAATTGCGTGCGTTGGAAAATTGCTGATCGGCCGCTTCGAGGGGAACGGCTGAAATCTGGCCTGCCGGGTGGCGTCCCGAAGGCCATAGGATCGAACGGAAATATTATGTCCTGGGGGCAATCCTTATCGCGCCGGTTTTGGTCGGCCGCGTTCAAAATTACCAACGAATTCGCCCGATTCCTCATCAAATTCGCCGCTGAAGTCGCAATGACTGCCGCCGAATGCAATCGGAGGGCGGCGCTATGACGGACGGCATCAACGACACCAAACTGAAAAGCCTTGTCGAACGCCTCACGCGCCTGCACGAGCAGCGCAAGGAAATGGCAGACGACATTGCCGATGTCCTCAAGGAGGCGTCTGGCAACGGATATGACAAGGCCGCTCTCAATGAATGCGTCAAGATCGCGATGGAGGACGCCGACAAGCGCCAGAAGCGATCCGAGAAGGATGACACGCTTTCGGTTTATCTTTCGGCTCTGGGGCTGTCCTGATGGGCCGCGTTCCTTCACTATCCGGCCTCCCGACCAAATCGCGCAAAGCCGGCCATCGCCCCGCTGAGACGCCGATCCACATTGCAATTGTCGATTATCTGCGGCTCGTCCTGCCGGGCGCGCTGGTGTTCCACGCAGCCAATGGGGGAAAGCGGTCGGCCCGCGAGGCCGCCGAGTTCAAACGCCTTGGTGTTCTCGCTGGCGTTTTCGATCTGACCATCATCACGGAAAGCGGGCGCCTGTGCTTTCTAGAGGTCAAGGACGACAAGGGCGTGATGTCTGCGCCCCAGAAGGCGTTCGGATCGGCTTTGGACGCTGCGGGCGTTCCTTGGGCTGTGGTGCGCTCTATAGATGATACGCGCCGGGTTCTGTCTCTTTGGGGCATCGAATCTAAGGACGCCGCATGACCACCCTCCCCGCCCAAATCGCCGCCATCAATTCCGCGTCCGAAATAATCGCCGCCAATGGCGCGTCGATTCGCGTCCACGGCTGGAAAGACGACGAGGTTGACGCAACGCAGATCGGCCTCGGAGCCGCCCGCGCGACGCTGGAATGGCTCGGCCGAAACCCGTGGGTTCGTGAGGAATACGAACGGCGTAAATCGCTGGCGAAAAGTGAGGAACCCGCATGACAAAACTTGCGCCCCGCATTACCGAAGCCGGAATACTTCAAGTCCGCGACCTGACGCGGCAAGGGAAGACCATTCGCGAGATCGCGGCAACTATTGGGTTTTGCCAGTCATCCGTTGCGCGCGTCGTCGCCAAGTTTCGCCGGGAAGGAATCCTCGGCCCCAAAGCAAGTGGGAGGCCGGTTCCAGACGCGGCCCCCCATGCTCTCAAGGAATACGCGCCAAAAGGCGACCACAAGGGGTTCCTTAAGGAATTGGCTAAGTCCTATCAAAAGCCCGTCCCTGCCCCGCCCAAGCCAAATTCAATCCTGCACCAGATCCAGCCAGACGCGATGTTTTCCCGCGTCGGATCGCCGGCCGCGCTTTGTGAGAGGGAGTAGGCGTTATGCAAGCGTTATCCGAGTACCAAGCTCGCCGGGCGCGGTTGGGATTTGCTCCGCCGCCGCGCGTTGAGGATGTTCCCGTCGCCCCTCTGCCACCCGCGCCGATCTCGACCCGCGAGGCCGTAATCCTGGCGTTCACGCGCATCATAGTGCAGGCCGATCCATTATCTGACGATGAGTTGCCACGCTGGCCTTGGCGCGCCCGTAAGAGCCAATGGTTACGCGACTGCCGCACGATCTATCCTTCCCCTATGGGCCCCCCATCGCTCTCGCATGACCGCGCATGGCTGATCCTGCGCGCCAAGGCCGATTTATACGATCTCACAATCGAGCAGATCAAAGGGGATCAGCGCAAAGCCAAGATCGTCCGCGCTCGGCATCATGCCATGTGGGAAATGTCGAAATACACGACATGGAGCCTTGGGCAGATCGGTAAATTCTTCGGAGGCAAGGACCACACGACCGTTCACAGCGCCATCAAGCGGCACCAGGCGCGCATTGACGCCGGGACGGTCGGGCCATGACCGATATTCCCGCGATGCTTCTTTGGACAGACGCCTATATGGCCGACACGTCTCACCTGACGACAACAGAGCACGGCGCTTACCTTTTGATCCTCATGGCGATGTGGCGCGCTGGCGGAACCCTTCCGAACGATGAAATACGCATTGCCAGAGTTGCTCGCCTGTCGCTCGATAAGTGGCGGAAGATCGCGCCGTCTATCATGGAATTTATGTCCGATGACGGAAAAGCCATAACTCAAAAACGCCTGAAGCTGGAGTTTGAAATTGCTTCTAGCAAGGCGCAAAAATTGGCTGATGCCGGACGTGCTGGCGGACGTGCTAAGGCATTGAAAAAGCTTAAACCTACCCCTAGCGATGCTAACAGCGATGCTAACGGAATGCCACAAGCGATTGGCTGTCAAAAGCCTAGCGAAAGCCTACCTAACCAGATACCAGATACCAATAACCAGTTAAGAGAAAGTTCTTTGTCCGAAACGGCTTCGCCGCCCCGGACCAATTCGAAGCCTTCGGATGAGTTTCTTTCTTTCTGGAGAGCCTATCCCACTACGCCAATCATGAGCCGCAAGGAAGCATGGTCCGCATGGGGCAAGCTTTCGCCCGAAGATCGCAAATCGGCTACGGAGGCCGTAGAGCCGTATCGGGCCTATTGCCGCACCAACCCCACCTACTCGGCCGTTCATGCCTGCCGGTTCCTCTCTCAACGCAGATTTGAGGGCTTCCAGCAGCAGGCGCCCGCCCTCGCCATCGTATCGAGCGGCTATTACGCCAAGCCCGAAACCCCACAATGGGAAGCCTGGGCCGAATGGTGGCGCGCGACCAAGGGGAAATCCATGCCCCGCGATGCGGTTGGCGGCTGGCATGTTCCAAGCGAATGGCCGCCTAACCATGCGGAGGCGGCAGCGTAATGGCGAAAGCGAAACCCCTCACCCCCTCAAACCTGACCGAACTTTGGCGCCCGCGTCCCAATTTCATCGGCCCGTCAATGCCGCCAATGATCGCCTGGCAGAGGGCGGGAGAGCCCGAAGCCCTCTGGCTGACATTCGCGCGGCAACGGAAACAGCCAATCGCGGCGGGGCTTTTCGAATGGGCGGAGATTGCGGCATGAGAAACATCATCAAATGCAGTTCGTGCGGTTACAATTTCGACACGCGGGACAAGCGCGGAAGCCCTGCGACGAGGAATGGTGAAACGAGCACCTGTCCGCTTTGCCGAGCCCTTCGGCCAATGGGTAATTATTCATGGGCTGTCAAGAACGATTGCAACGGGATTTTCGAGACATACGACACGCGCCGGGAGGCCAAGGCAGGCCTCGTTTTCGACTACGGAAACCCCGATATGGACTGCTACATCGTGCCGTGCGTCGTGCTGGAAGTTCCCGACGATGGGACGGCTCGCTTTTATGCTGACTATGCCGAGGCAGAGCGCGAGAAATACGACGGCGTTGATGGCTGTGACGCCGCATGACGCCTTCCCAAATCGAGCACGAAACCCTCCGCATCGGCTTCCTCCATGCCGAGTCCTACGCCGAATGGGTTTTCCGCCAATGCGAGCGATGGGGAACGCCCTGGCGCGACGAATACGCCCATCCCGACAAGAGCAGCCCGCCATTCGGGCCGGCGTCGCAGGCGCGGCAAGATCGTGGGCTGAAGATTTTGAACCATAGGGGGCCATAGATGGCGAAGGCGAAGCACAAGATTAACCCTGCCCGCCGCGAACCGAATGGTCGCCGTCAACGCCCAACGGTTGAAATCCTAAACGAGATGAGCCGAAGCCGAGACGACGCGATTATGAGCGTGGCCCTCTCGCAACCGCATCGGGCAGGCTCTATCGACCATGCTGACCCGCGTTTGGAATCCCCGTTTGGACGCTTTTGCGTCGGGTGGAAACTCAGGCGCGAGATTTCCGTAGCAGCCGATGATTTTGCGGCTCTAGTTCGCGGCTGGAGAAGCGCCAAGGGCGTCCCGAGCGAAATTAGGATAGAAGGTAGCGGAAACGGTCTAGGACCCTCTGACGAGGCTGTGAGGGCATGGGGAGAGCGTATCGCCAAAGTGGAACACGCTGTCATTACGAAAAGCGACCCGCGCGGCTATCTGGCGCTGCGCGTGATGGTGATCGACGGGAACGAATGCGACCCGCGCTTTGGCGGACTAGCGCGCATGGCCGCATTCTGGCTCGCCGTCGAGATGGGAACATTATCCCCAAAAGAAACGCCATTTTCGTGAACTAGGGCTTGACGGATGCTTGCGAATATGTTGCCGTGTCATGGTGCTTTAATTAGAATTGCGTCTCGCGCCCATGCAGGCGCACACGAAGCCGCCACCGTGGATGAACCGGGGCTGCTTTTCGCATTTCCGCCCGGCGTAGACCGACAATCTCACAGTAGGCGAGGCGAGCGCGCCCGTCGGCGGTATATGTCACGGAGCATCAGCCATGAGCCACGCTGAAAACAACGCGGCCATGCGCCAATATGCGGCTAAGGACGGGCTGACGCGGGCGGCAAAGCTCATTGAATTGTCTATGGGCATATTCCCGAGCGTGGACGATCAGAAGCTACTTACTGCGCTGCTCAACGTGCGCGACGTGGTGGCGTATCATAGCAAATCCGAGGCGAAACCGGCGCGTGATCCAATCCCTGGCGATGTGAGATTCTGATGGATCACCGCGCGCTCATCGCAGAGGCCCACCTTTGCGACTTGCGCCGCCGTCTGTCGCAGATCGCAGGCGAACTATCCGCAATGCGCCCGGCCTATGATTTCGAATCATCGATGGCGCTGATGCTGGCTGAGAGCGAATTGCGCTCGGTCATAGCGCGCGGCAAGCCTTATGCGCCTCCTACGCCGATTGCTTTGTGGCCCATCGACGGCGCTCCGCGAAAGGTCTGAGTATGTCCTCGGAAATCGTTTACGATGCCGTCGCCCATATGCGCGAGATCGACAAAAGCGTCCCGGTTCCCGCAAAGATCGAGATCCCGCTGGCTGCTTGCCGCGATCTCATTAAAAACCGCTGGTCCGATCTCCTGCCGCAGTCGCGCAAAGGCATTCAATCAGCCATCGCATCGCTTGAGGCGGCCCTTGATCTGCATCAACACGCCGCGAAACTCCACTACGTTGCAGATGCCAAGAAAGGCCAACTTGGCCCGCGTCGCATTTTGAGATCAGTCGAATGAACCCGCGCATCGGGAAGGTCGATAGCTTCGGGTGGCAACGCTTCCCCGCCGCCGACATCCCCAATGGCCTATGTTACCAGCTTCCGAACGGCGAATATATGTTCCTTCCCAAGGAAGGCTCATACTGCATCGTCCAATATGATGGCGAACCGCACCCGATCATCAAACCCATGCGAACCAAGCAGGAACCGAAACAATGAGCGCCACCACTGACCAGATCGCCGCCGTTATCTCATCCGTGACTGCCTATGCTGTATCCGCTCCTGCCGCCATCAAAGCCACCACAGACGCCTATATCGTCGATACGCAGGCCGAGATCGCCAGCCTCATTGCGTTGATCGCAGCGGCACAAGCGGCGCTCTCTATCCACCAGGCCGCATTAGCGCAGGCTGAAGCGTTCGACCCGACTGCTCCGGTCGCTCCGGTTGATTCGCCCATCGCGTCCGTTCCCGTCGCTGCCTAAATGGGAAGACTCAAGGCGATAGGGTCGCGGCTCACAGTCGCCAAACAAACCTCTGTCGCTTTCGTCAAGAAAGCTGAAGCCTATTACGGCACAAGCGAATGGCAAGCTCTGCGCCTGTCATGCCTAAAGCGTGATGGGTTCGCCTGCCAGTCATGCGGTGACAAGGCAACCATTGCCGATCACATCATAAGCCGGCGCAATGGTGGAAGTGATACGCTGACCAATCTCCGCGCTATGTGTCGCACATGCGATAACAAGGTCAAGGAAGACCATCTAGGCGTAAGGCGAGGCCAGACCATCCCACGTTAGGGACTGCCGCACATACCATCCCGCATGCAATCAAGGGGCGGGGGTGGTCAAAAGTCCATGAATTTGGCGGTACCTTCTACCGGGTCTTCCCCCATGCAGAGTTTTTTTCCTCGTTTGAAAAAACGCCGAATTCAAACCAAGGCCAACCATCTGTGATTACAAGCAATTCATGGCCGGCCGATCACGTCGAACGGCGCACGGTCGCGTCCCTTGTGCCGTATGCCAGAAACGCTCGGACACATTCGGCGGAACAGGTCGATCAGATCGCGGCGTCCATTCGCGAATGGGGCTGGACGGTTCCCATACTGGTTGACGAGACAGGAAGCATCATAGCGGGCCACGGGCGCGTGATGGCGGCTAAGAAGCTTGGACTCCGCGACGTTCCTTGCATGGTCGCGTCTGGCTGGTCTGAAGCGCAGCGCAGGGCATATGTTCTCGCGGACAATAAGCTGACGATCAACGCCGGGTGGGACGACGATATTTTAAAGATCGAATTGGGGGAATTGAAAGACCTCGATTTTGACATTGGCTTGACGGGATTTGACGAAGCCGAACTGGCGTCTCTGCTTGCTGATAAGACTGATGGGCTGACGGACCCGGACGAGACACCGGAAGCCCCGGCTGTCCCGGTTAGCGAATTGGGCGACGTTTGGTCGTTGGGAAACCATCGCATCGTCTGCGGAAGCTCGACGGATGCTGATGTCGTCATTAAGTTGCTCGGCCCGGTCAAGCCGCATTTGATGGTCACGGACCCGCCTTATGGCGTCGAGTACGATGCCGACTGGCGGAACAAAGCAATCCGCGCCGATGGCTCGGCCGCCGATGGCCGAGCCATCGGAAAAGTTCTGAATGACGATAATGCCGACTGGTCAGAGGCTTGGTCGCTATTCCCAGGCGACGTCGCCTATGTTTGGCATTCGGGGCTGTTTGCCGGGACCGTGGCCGACAGCCTGACCGCATGCGGGTTCAAGCTCCGCTCTCAGGTTGTGTGGAGCAAGCAGCAATTTGCCATCGGGCGCGGCGATTACCACTGGCAGCACGAGCCGTGCTGGTATGCGGTCAAAGAAGGTAAGGTCGGGCATTACGATGGCGGCCGGAAGCAATCAACACTCTGGCAGATCGACAATCCGAAGAAATCCGAGACCGGCCACAGCACTCAAAAGCCCGTCGAGTGCATGAAGCGTCCGATTGAAAACAACAGTAGCCCCGGCCAAGCCGTTTATGAGCCGTTCTCTGGTTCCGGAACCACGATCA